TATTTGCTGCTTTCATAAAGTCAGCTTTATCTATCCCACCACTTTTCTTTGCATAAGCACTTAACTCATTACCAGCTTTTTTCATTGCTGGAGTGGCTACTTCATCAAGTTTTACTGATTCATTTGGATTCTCATTACCAGGTTCTTCTCCAGTATCTTTTGCAAGCATATAATCTCTTACAGAATCAAGATAATCCATTGCCTTAGTAATTTTATTTTGACACCACTCAGGCATATTCTCATCGTCTTCTAGCATATCATGCAGTTCTTCAGCAGCGTCTGAGATAGTAACAAGCTGGGTCTTAGCCATATCACCCTCATAATCATACTCTCCTGCATCAACATCTTCAAACATATAAAGATCATAAAGAAGTTCGGTATCTTCTTTCATAAGACCTTTTATTTTAGCTGCATTATAATTATGTTTAATCATAAGATTGTTTATGGCAGCCATAGAAAGGAATGGTATATCTTTAGCAGCTAGTTGCTCTAACTCATCTTTACCAAATTTTGCTACCATAGCAGAAAGTTTAATAGCATCCGTAGGTTGGATTCTCTTACCTTTCATACCAGACCAATGTTTAGCTAATCTATCTAATTGATTTGCTGCTAACTTTTCTTCTATAGATTTCATTTTGACCCTCTTACTTTTGCAGCCAGATCCTTGTCTGCCTTGCCCCATGTTCCTGATGATTTAGTTACAAAAGAATTAACTCTTGCAAAACCCCACTGTTCTGGTGTAGTACCAGGTCTGTGTCCAGTTTTCCAAGCAGCAACTCCACGATTATAAACCTGTCTTAGTATACCAAGAGGCATACCAGATTTTTCTGCCTTTTTCTTAAGACCCGCTGTTGCGTCTTCGTTTACATAAGCTTTAAATTTAATCATTTTGTTGCCCTATTCTTTGCTCTTGCTCTTGCCAATCTAGCGCGATCTAACATTCTATCATGCTTAAGTTTATCAGTTTCTTTTTCTCTGTCAATCTTGGCTTGTGCAATTTTAATTGCATCTTCACCATACATTTGTTTAAACTTTAAAGTATGTTTACTTGTTTTTGTTTTTGCTGTAGCATCACCTGGTGCTGGTTTATAAGCACTTCTATCGTCATCTGCTTTTTTACCATGTTTAGCAAAATGTCTTGCTCTCGCAAGTTTTGTAGATTTTGTTTTAATACCAGCATAATAACCTTTTGGTTGTACGCCTGGTCTATCTTTAATATCCGGATCTTCCGCTTCAGAAGTCTGACCTGGAGTCATTTCTTTTGCTTTCTTATTAGAAGCATCAGTTCCCCAATCTGGTCTATTATCATACATAGAATCTTTGCTCTTAGCTTGATACATTTTAACTGAATCTAACCATTTTCTCATTGCAGAGCCGTCTTCTTTTTCAACTATAAGATAATTGGATCCTTTATAAATCACTATACCTTTTTCACCAGATTCTTTAACCTCAACCATATCGCCTTCGTTAAAAAGTTCACCGTTTATATACTTTTCTCTTATATCAGAAATGGGTTCTAGTTGAATAGAATTTCTAAATTCTGTTTCTTCTTTTAATCCCATACCTTTTCTAATATCATTAAAAAGCTTCTTTGCATCAGTATTAGACATTTTATCAGGTAGGCCCTGAGAAAAAGAAGTAAAGTTATTATCTGAAGCATAACCTCTTTGCTTAGTTCCAGAAGCACCTTCAGCTCCTTTGGCATCAGGATCTCTTTGTCCTGCTGATACTATTTGAATCCCATCTGGAAAATTATAAAAGCCATGCTTTCCTTTTTTACCATTATAATTATTCAGCCTTACTTTATATTCATCTAAGCGGTCTGAACCAGCAACCATAACAATCTTTCTATAACCACGATCATATAAATCAGTTAAAGCATCAAATGGTGTTTTTACTTTCTTATTAACAAGAACTTGTCTGGCGTGCTTTGGAAACATTTTACGAATATACTTAACCTTGCTAGTATATTCTAAAGGGTTATCTTTTTTATCATTAGATTGTGAGAGATAAAGAAAATAGGGATTGCGACCAGCAGTAGAAGACAACTTATCCATAAGTTTTCCATGGCCAATAGTAGGCGGATTCATTCTACCAAAGGCAAAATAAGCAATCTTTTCTTCTTCTACTAAAAACTGGGAAAATGAATTAATCATTCAGAAGATCCACCTCTTTTTCTCTGCATTTCTGCTTTACGAATAAGTGGAAACATTTTCTTAGCTAGACGATCAATACGTGTTTTCATTTCAGGCTTATCAAGTCTTTTTTCAATTTCAGCCTTACGTGCTATAGTTAATTCTCCACGAGGAATATCTTTTGTTATCTTAAGTAAGATTTTATTGCGGGCAGCTCTTTTTGCTCTCTTTTGCAAAACTTCTTTACTCGCAACACGTCGAGCAGCTCTCTTTCTACCAAGAGCAATCTTGGCACGATTCCTTTTAAAATCACGAGCTTTCTTTAATCTTTGAGCCATAGACAAAGCTTCATCCGGAGACTCGTCTACACCACCGTCTAATCCAGTTCTTCTTTTTCTATGTCTTCTATATTTGATTTCATCAGGCTCACCGGGAGCGTAATCTACAGTAATTAAATCTTTAAATTTTAACATCAGCTTCTTCCTGGTTTATCCCATCCCTTTAAAATATTTGGCGAAAAGTTGTTATATGAAAATTCCATTCTATCAACAATCTTTACCGCATCACCACCAAGTCTATCAATTGCTACATAACCTTCGTGACCTGTCGTCTTAAATCCTTTTGTAGTTTGTACAAATGTGTCGATCTTTTTAATATTATTAAGTATATTTATAAGTTTTAATTTTACTAAAACAATTAGTTTTTGTAATTCAAACACCTTTATCAGATTTTGTTTATTCTGAGGAGAGAAAAATTTTAAGATTTCCTCTCTCTTTTTAACTTGCGCATCTTTGCCGCGTTCTGACTTGCGTTTGAGGATTTCTTTTTCGTATTTGTCTTTGATCCACTTAATGAGCCCGTCGGCATGTCTTCGAGTGTCTTTAATAATTTCGCCTTTCCTGACAAAGGAGTTGTTGTAGGTTTCGATTGTCTGCGAAAGTTCGTCGTTGGACTCAATTTCTTTAAGGGTGCTACTAGATATTTGGTTAAAGAGTTTCCCAATTTCCGAAAGACGTTCATTTACTTCCTCCGTATCCTTTTTTGACATTGTTACTTTAGTCATATCTCTTAACATTGCATCTTGAGACCAGACAGATTTTGATTTTTTAAACTTTGATGTATCCACACCATAACTTGCTTTCATCGTTTCAAAAGACGAGCCAGTGTATGTAGTATGCCAGACGATTCCAATTTTTGCCGATCTGATTTCTTTGGCTGCTGCAGTTCCTTCTGGGACCGCATAAATAATTGTATTAGGGTGAAAAGTGACATACTTTTTTCCATCTATAGTTTGACTGGACAAATCATTGTTGCTGAATAAGAAGTCTCCTTGAACAACACCTTTGATTCCAAGTGAAGGCAGATATTTAAGTGCGTCTTTGAGCTTATCAGCAAGATCACCAGAAGTATCAGCATCGACGTCAGCTGTAGATTTATAGACTTTAGGGTTTTTGTTGAATATTCCTTTTTTGGCAACGAAAAATTTATCATCACTCGGATCAATACCAGCAAAAACAGCAGGAGCGCCATCCCATTTAACACTTACATTTCCTTTCTTGGTTCCACCAAGCATATCTCTTAAATCTCTAAGAGCAAAGATTGCTTCACGTGTACCTTTTACTCCACCATAGATGACTCTATCTTCAATATGAGTCATATGGGTATTTTTTTGTTCATTTATGGTTTGTTTAAAACTTATCATTTTCATCAACTGCTTTATTAAATGTTTCAAAATAATGTTCAGAACCAACTCTGAATACATTTTCTACATGATACTGCACCATCTCTTCGATGTTTTGAAATTGTTTGAAGCTTTTCATCTTACCCTCTTAACTGATCCATTATGTTTTGCCAGAAATGCCTCAAAAGATACTTCTGGATATTCTTTTTGTAAACTTAGAAACATTTTTAAGTTTGAATTTGCATCATCAAACAGTCTAATTCTTTTATATATTTTTGTATCTAAGTACTTTTTAAAAATAACTTTCTTATTATCCGCAGCAGGGCCAGAACCTAAATTTCCAGCGCGTTCCACAAAAATTTTATCTATATCAATCCCTTGTTTTTTAAATGTATCAAGAAATAATTTTTTGTCATCAAAATCTGGTCTTGCCGTTACAATAATAACCTTTGAACCAGCCTTAGTTGCATTTTTCAGTATTGCCTTTACTTTATTAATCATTCTGGCAATCGGTGTTGAAGTTTTATTAAACACTTCTGCACTTTTAAACTCCCCAAAATCAAACTTTTCTCCAGATTTTTTCTTATATGTATTAAATTCCTGATTGTTTAATTTTTTAACAACTTTTCCATCTTTAACAACCTTTACTTCTGCCTTAGTTATAAACATAGTTTCATCTATGTCAAAGATTGTTAGTCCTTTACCTGAGGCCTCAACTAAAAATGTATTAAAGCTTTTCATTTCATTAGTCCTTTAATCATCTTTAGTGCCTTTTTACCATCTGCATGTTTTGGATTAATACTTACCTCATCCCCATTCATAAAGTCTGATATACTTGCAGACTTTCCAAGAGCAGTGATTGCCTTATGTAGTGGGTCTTTTGGATCATACTTCGTTTCAAATCCACTCTTACCCCTAAGTTCAACCCACTTTTTATCACCTTTATTCCACATCTTCAAAACATCCATGTCTTTGCCACGAATGAGTTTGAGCTTAACTCCTTCAGATATGAAACCTTTAAAATTTAACATTAGTTATCCTTTAAGATAAGATCAAAGGTTGCCCCACCACCAACATTATTTTGAGATTTTGCAACAACTTGTAAATCAGTTTTTTCAGTAAACACTAATGGAATAGGATAATCAACTGTAAACCCAGAAGCAAATACTCCAAATTGTCCTTTTACGTTAAAAGAACCATTAAGTGGTCTTGATATGAGTCTAAATAAAGCATCATTATTTGCATCTACATTACCTTGTAGTTTAATAAGATAGCCAGTTTTACCTGCTGGAATTGTATATAGAGACATAAGAGTTTGTCCAGCACCAGCTAATATAATTGCAAGATCTGTAGTTGCTCTCTTAATTCTAATCTCATCAACGTTTGTAGATCCCGTATTTGAAGTAATCATACTTGCTCTAAACACTCTGAGAAACTGGTTAGATGATGCAGCTCCACCGATTGTTAAAGTTTCTGTTATTGGTGCATAGTTTTGATCTAAACCTTGAACTTCAACCGTACCATTATTATCAGATCCTGTATCATCAGCTACAGCTAATACAGTGCCTGCTGCGGCATAAGCATAATCGGTGGTACCATCCCATATGGTTTGATATGAACTTGGAATAGATTCTCTGTATCCAAACTTATTAATAGAAGATGTGCCCGAAACAAGACCTTGAGCAATACCAATAAGATATGGTGTCATAATACCATCTACAGTAATTGTTCCACCACCATCTATAATGGTTACTGGATTAGTGATTGTGTCTACTGTAGTAGTTTCAAGGGCCGCTAAAGAAGTTGCATCTAATGCTACTGTACCATCTACTGTTTGAGTTGATGGGAAATTATTAATTGCTACGGTACCATCAACAGTAATTGAAGAATCGTTATCTGTAATAGCTACTGGTTGGTTTACCGAAACCGTACCATCTACTGTTATACTATTACCACCATCTTGAACAGTAACCGTACCAGATATGGGTTGTGTTGCTTGGAAAAATGTTCCAGTTACTGCAACAGGGTTGTTAATTACATCCACTATAATTGGATTTGCTATTGTATCTACAGTTACTGGATTGGTAATTGTATCTACTGTGATTGTTTCAAGAGCTGCAAGAGATGTAGCATCAATAGCAACTGTTCCATCTATGGTTTGAGATGCAGGAAATGTAACATTTACTGTGGTATTTTCAAGAGCAGCTTTTGTATCTGAATCTAGTGCAACCGTACCAGATACCGGAATAGGATTACCCGTATCGTTATTAATTTCAACAGAAGAACCAACATTTACTGTAACATTTTCTAATGAAACCAGACTACCCGAATCTAAAGAAACGGTCCCTGTAACATTAGCATTTATTGTCTCTAAAGCAGCTAAACTTGTAGCGTCAAGAGTAACCGTACCTGCAACTGTTTGGGTTGCTGGAAAATTAGATATTGTGGCTGTTACGGATTGTAGTGCCGTAATATTTGTACTATCTAAGAACATAGTTCCATCAACTGTTTGAACAGATGGGAAATTATTAATATCTACTGTAGTATTTTCTAATGCAGCTAAAGATGAAGCATCTAATGCTACTGTACCATCAACTGTTTGAGATGCAGGAAAGTTTGAAACTGCAATATCACCACCAGTATTTGTTACAGTACCGGTGATCGGGATAGGATTACCAGAATCATTTTTAATTTCTTGGTTATTGACAAAAAGATAACTCATACGATTCTCCATCCGTTTCTATAAATGAGTGAAATTGATCCGTTGTTTATTTGGAGAGTAAATCCTCCAGTATCATTATCAACTGTACCGGATACTACAATTGGGTTTATACTTGCTGAACCAGATTCATCTTTTATAACTAATTGTTCACCATTACTTATTCCGCTAGGAAGAGTGATAGTACACGTTCCAGAATAATTTACTCCAATATAGTGATCATCTACTGAAGCAGTATAGGAAGATGTAGTAACAAGAGTAGTACTAACAATATGACTTGCTGTCTGATCTGCTGATGAGACAGTACTAAAAACAAATTTACCCGTAGCTGCATTATATTTTAAATACTTATTATCCGCAATTGTTGATCTATCTACATCATCTAATTTTCTTAACTTAGTTTCACCACCTCCGCCGATTGTGGACATTTGGTGCTGTACTCTTTGAATAAATGTTTTATAGTGCTTTGCTAAATCTTCATGTGTTACAAAATCTTGATCAAGTGGTGTTAGCGGATCATCATTATTTTCTTCTGTATCACCACCAAATAAACCAAGCTGAGCTTCACTTATACTTCTTTTATGAGATTGAGCTTCGCTTAACTTTTTAAAATTAGAAAGAAGATCCTCATTCAATACATTTTCATTTATATTTTCAACTTTCTCGGTTAACTCTACTTCTAAAGTTTTACCTTTTAAATCATCTTCTAATCTTTTTTTATCATAGTTAATATTCTGCTGTTTTTCTTCGGAGATAAGTTTAAAGAAATCCGAAAATGTAGGCTCATTAGCCTTTTCTTCAGCTATTCTTATTTTTTCTGCTTCAGCTTTTTCTTTTTCAAGAGCCAGCTCTTTAAAAAAATCGCTTAATGAGGTTTCATTTGACATTAGATTTCCAACCAATTATATTTTACCATACTATTTATATAAAAAAATGGAGGTGAAATACACCTCCATACAAGTTATATCAAACAAAAGGAAAGTTATTTTTATCTTCGATAGATATATGCATCCATTTTATCTGCCACACTAAGAGGGAGACACATATTATATTTAGGATTACCTAGTCTGGATCCACGACCCTGACATTTAACATAGAATTGGTAATCTTTACCAGCAATTCTTAAATCTTTATTTAAGTTAGATACAATTTTTCTAACAGTATCTAACTGTTCCATATCATCTTTATTTTCTTTAAAAAATGTTCCGATATAAGAATCGGTTCTTGAAGAATTAACTGCAATACCCATCAGACCATCTTTCCTGAACGAATCATTGAAAAACCAGAAGCAAACATTGTTTGATGAACTGCACGAGACTGTTCTTCTGTTAATCCTTCATACCGTTCTTTCTCACCGGTATTCCAATTCCAAATTCCCTCTACAAACCACATTATTTAACTCCTTCTATAATAGCTGTAAATAAAATTAAAAGTACAAAGAAAATTGCACAACCAACTGCAGTACCCATTATGCATACTCCTTATATTCTACTACTTTAGCAAGGTCTTTAACAAGCTGCTGACCATACTTAGTGAATAATATACCTTGTTCCCAAACAAAATGTTCTACATCTTGGATGTGATAAAAAGTTTCACAACCCGTAATCCAACGTAAAGCATCCCAGTAATCATGAGCGCCCCAGGTTTGGGCTTGATGAATGCGTTCTTTGAATTCATCAACTTTCATTTCTTCAATCTTTTTTTCACGAGCGGTATTCTCCTCAAGCTGATCACAAAGAGCATTCCATAGCTCTTGTTTTTGGCGAGGAGTACGATCATTCCACTCATCCATTAAAACTCCACGAGGACGAAACCCATAAACATCTTTATGAAGGTCTGAGAAGCAATCATCTGAGTAAGTGAATTCCATTTTTATATCCTTCCGATTCTCTTTACATAACTAATATAGTATATTTTAGGGATCTTGTAAACCCCTAAAATGCATTTTTATGCAACTTCTTTGAAACCAAAGTTTGCTACAACGTGGCGGTTACCATCTTCGTCTTCGATAAGATCGCCAACTGAGATAGAAGCCATCCGACCTAAACGAGTAATCTGAGACTCAGGGCCAATGTTACCAACTTGAAAAACTTCATCTAAACAAGTAGCTTCAATAAAAGAAACCGCAGTGTAAAAATTTTCATACAAAGCTTTTTCAACAAGATCAACCATTTTCTCTCCACGAAAATCCATGGCCATATCATCACGAATTTCACGCTTCATGCTTTTAGTGCCAGCATTAATTCCAGAGATTTCATCTTCTGTGTAGCGGATTTGGTAAACTGTGTATTTCATTTTCTTATCTCCGATTCTATTTACTCTTACAACATATACTATTATGCATAGTTTGTAAACCCCTAAAATGCATTTTTATGCACTTTTTTTCTCTGTATCTTTTATGTTACAGTGATTAAAAAGTAACCAAAATGTAAATTATTACATTGCTAAATAAAATTATGGCAGAGTATACAAGTATATACCGCCATACTTTTCCAAAAACAATATAGGAGATATTAGATGGAAATCCTCAATAAAGTAAAATCATGGGCTGGAGCTTTAGCTGAAGCAGGTGTAAGCCTAATCGGACTAGGCATCGTCCTTGAAATCCTTTTCGACGGGATGAATATTCCATTTTGGCCAGACGTCAATGTTACAGCAAACATTCTCGGGTTGCTTGGTAACTTTAGTGAACAAGGTCTGGTTGGTTTAGTTGCTTTAGCCATTTTATGGCATATTTGGAATAAAAAATAATTAGCCAGTGAAAATACGGGAAAGAAAAAGGGGGCGATAAAGCCCCCTTTAGTGTTTATATGAACTAATTTATTGCGGATTAATTACATAGTGAATTAGTAAAACAAGAGCAACAGACGCACCAAGCCCTACCATCATCTTACCAAAATCTTTAGCAACTAATGGAAAGACTGATTTGGTTTTCTTCTTACCGAAATAAGTTGCCATTGCAAGCTCACGACCTGCAAGTAAACCAACAAAGACCCAAGTTGTACTCATAGGAATATCATTTAGTTCTTTAAAGAAATACAAACATAGCCAATAGAATAAATCAATCAATGTAGCAGAACGAACATATCGAGTATTATGTTTTTCCAAAACAATTTTTTGTATTTTACCACCCTTTTCTCTAAACATAAAAAACAAGCCGGCAATAAACACAATACTGATAAACACCATTAGGTCTATAGGAATTGCACGTGGTAAGAATACTGCAATGTTAGCAATATCATGCGATAGCCAAGTAAACCATAATCCACCGGTCGCAACCCATTGGGCTATACGCCAAAACTTTTTATTATTTTCAGATACTGGTTGAGTTTCGTCGTACCATTTACCAAAATACTTATGGATAGCAAACCACACAGCATAAGCAAATGCTGCAGCAACACCATAGCCCATAATTGATTTCATTAGCATCTTCTCTAATACAAAGGTGCTAGCAAATACTGATAAGACTAAAAATGATGTTGAAACCGGAACACCCATTCGTGTTAATAAAACA